GGCTTTTCTACAGCACAGGCTCTGCAATGCAGGGCCTTTTTCGTTTCTGGCCTGCGGGCCGCAAGGAGGCTTCTATGAGCATGCCGACCGAAATTTCTCCCGATGGCCGCGAGATCTGGGACTGGGCAGGCCGCCTGTCCGACCGCGTGCACCGCATCCACGAAGCGCGGCAACTGCGCGAGCAAATTCGCGCCCTCGAATCCCAGTGCGGCAGCTGCTCGAAGTGGATGAAAAGCGCTTGCCCGAGGGAAGTGCAAGACAACATCAAGGGCCATAAGGTCGGACCAAGCTCCCGAGACCTCAAATGCCAACAGTTCGAGGTCTCGCATTTGGATTTGAAACTGCTGGAAAGCACGAGAGCAAAGCTGGCTGAGGTTGACGCGCTGCTGAACGGAGGCGCTCAATGAACGCCCGCCCCCCATGCCTCGCCTCCATCGCCGATGCAGCCCACGCCAAGCGTCTGGGCGACGACGAGGCCGCCAGTGAGTTCTGGTCGGCCCAGGCAGCGCGCCAGATCCGCGACACCCTGGTGCCGGCCCGTGCCGACGACTGGTTCGCCTGCAACGTGCCCGGCCCGGAATACCGCTGGTCGGCAGACGAGATCCTGGCCACGGCGCTGGACAGCGATCACACCCCGGTGCGCGCTGCGTTCTCGGAGCTGATGGCCAGCCCGGCCGCGTACCCGCTGCTGCGCGTGCTGATCGACTTCTGGCTGGAGTCGCGCGGCGATGCCATCGCGGCCGCGCTGGAGCGCCAGGCCCAGCAGGAGGCGCGCAATGCAGGTTGACCCCGCCCGTGCCGCGGCGAACCCAGCCATTGCCGAGTACCTGATCGGCGAGCAGCAGGCCGAGATCGCGCGGCTGCTCGCCCTGGTGGCCAGCCTCACGCCCGCCGCGCCGCTGGCACCCGAAGCCCTGCGCGCCGCGCTCGCCCAACAACCCCAGGCGCTGGAGTTCAGCGCTGACGCAATCTGAGGATCCTCTTCATGAAAATCGGCCCATTGAGCCTCTTTCGCAAAGGCGTCAACCAATTCGTCATCGCGGCGCTCCATCACCCCTGGTCAATCACGTGGCGCTGGGTTGCAACCTACGACAGAACCGTATCCAGCAAGCGCATCTTTTTGCCGCGCTGGCACTTCTGCCGCGTCTACAGGGGGCACGGGTTCAACTTCCACGCAACCCTGGTGCTCCCAATCCTGGGGAATCTGCACAGGATCAGTCTCCAGACTCAGCCCAACTTGCCGCACAAGGAGTCCCCATGACCCCGCCCATCCAACTCCAGCAGTTGCCCCGCCGCAAGAAGCCCGCCCGCCAGCGGGCTTTTTTCATGGTCGCCCTGTTGCTGGCCGCCCTGCTCCTGCTGGCCCTGAGCGGCTGCAGCCAGGCCGGCGCACAGGAGCCCCAGGCCACGGCCACGGCGCAAGAACTCAAGCGCGCGGCTGCAGGCAAGTGGCTGTGCCCTGGGATGCATGCCGAATGGATCAGCAATACAGAGGTCCAGTGCCTCAAGGAGAGATGAGATGAGGAAAGAGCACCCGCACGCGCAAGTGCTGCGCTGGATCGCAGATGGGGAGAACGTCCAGGCGCGCCGATTGGACGGTTCTGAGCAATGGTGGTCCATTCTGGAAAAAGCCAGCAACGGCTGGTTAGCAGCATTGCTCCATGGCGGTATGTTTTCCGAATACGAATTCCGCATCAAGCCCAAGACCATCACAGTAGGCGACCGCGAGATCGAGGCGCCCGTGATGAGCGGGCCTGGGTACTACCTCACGAATTACGGAGATGTCTTCCGTTGGTTCGAGGACGCAAATCTCAACCCTCCTATTGACCTGCAGAAGCTCGGACGAGTCTTCGCAACCGAGGAAGCCGCCCGCGCAGCACAGGAAGCAATCACAGCACTGCTGACCAGGGAGCCGTCATGAGCGGGGCAATCAAGCCTGTATGGAGCGCCGGCTTCAAGACTGTCACGGTGCAGGAGACGGGAAAGCATGTAGCTGCGGATATTCGAGTCTTCTGCGGGAATCCTGACTTCACAAAACGCATATCGCGTCTGATCGCCGAGGCTGGCACGGTCCACCACGAAACCGGCCTGACGCCGCGCCAGCTGGTGGATCGAATGAAGGCCGTGGAGAGCGCCATGCGTGACGCGCGCGAAATGATCGAGGCAGACCATGTCGATGCCGCGTACCAGATGCTTGGCGAGGCAATAACCAACCTGGTGAGAAGAGAGAAGCCATGAAGCCCCTCTTCTACGCATTCCTGTGGTCCGGCATCAGTGCGCTGACGCTGGCCGTGGCCGCTTTCAACTCAGGCGCCTTCTAGCGCAACCGAGATCACCATGAGTGCCATCCAAACCATCTCCAACTTCGTCTACGGCGCGGAAGACAGCTTCCAAAGCGTACTCGTAGACCGCTCGATCAACTTCGAGCGCGAGGCCGGATTCGCCATCCAGGTGCTGACGGCAGGCGACTACATCGCCAAGCTTGCGGCCAACGACCGGCAATCTGTGGTGAATGCTGTGACCAATATCGCGGCCATCGGGATCAGCCTGAACCCGGCCAAAAAGCAGGCCTACCTGGTGCCGCGCAAGGGAAAGATCTGCCTGGACATCAGCTACATGGGATTGATCGACCTGGCTGTGCAAGCCGGATCCATCCTGTGGGCCCAGGCGGACCTGGTCTACGCCAGCGACGCCTTCACGCTGAACGGTTTCGACCGGCCGCCCACGCACTCCTACAACCCATTCAGCCGCGAGCGCGGAGAGTTGGTGGGCGCGTATGTAGTGGTCAAGACGCCCAGCGGCGACTACCTCACGGACTGCATGAGCCGCGAGGAGATAGACGCCATCAAGAACCGCTCCGAGTCCGTGAAGGCGGGCAAGTCCTCGCCCTGGGATACCGACTACGGCGAGATGGCCAAGAAAACAGTGGTCAAGCGGGCCTACAAGTATTGGCCCAAGTCCGACCGCCTTGACCAAGCCATCCACCACCTCAACACCGAGGGCGGCGAAGGCCTGGCATCGGCGCAGCCGGCGCGTGCGGCCGCCATTGACCCGCTGCCCATCATCGACGGCGCCCGCGCTACGAAGACGGTGGCCGATTTGAACGCCTACTGGGCCGAGCACAACGGCAAGCTGGCGAACGACTTGCCGGCCCACGACGCCCTGAAGCAGGCCTGCAAAGCGCACAAGCAACGACTGCAGGCCCAGGCGGCACAGCAAGAAGCAACCGACGTGGAGGCCAAGAATGCCGTGGATCAATCTTGAACAGGGCTCGCCGGACTGGATAGCCGCGCGCCGTGCCCACATCACTGGCAGCAACTTCCGCACTGCACGCGACAAGCTGAAGGACGGCCGGCCGAGCAAGGCGGCGCTGGACTATGCCCGCGACGTGGCCCGGGAGCGCGTCGGCGGCCACGCTCCGTCGAAGTTCCAGAACGCAGCGATGCGCGCTGGCAACGAGCAGGAGCCGGCCGCGCGCGCCATGTACGAGGGCCGCACGGGCCACCTGGTGGACGAGGCCGGCTTCTTCGAGACCGAGGATGGCCTGTTCGGCCTGAGCCCTGACGGCCTGATTGATGACGACGGCGTGCTGGAGATCAAGACCATGGTCAGCAGCGACACGTTGTTCACCGCCATGGCCGACGGCGACCTCTCCGCGTACATGGACCAGTGCCTGGGCTATCTCTGGCTGCTTGGCCGCCAGTGGGTGGACCTTGTGCTCTGGTGCCCCGACCTGCAGCACCTTGTCATCCACCGCATCACGCGCGACGAGGACGCAATCCAGAAGCTTCAGGATGACCTGATGGCCTTTGCTGCCCTGGTAGGCCAGTACGAAGACCAGCTGCGCGCCGCGCTGGCTAAGACGACCGCATGAGAGAAAAGGAGGAAGCATGCCAGTCCCACCTGTCGTGCGCGATGCAATAAGCCAGGCCCTGCGCGAGCTAGGCCCCATGAGCGCGGAGGAAATCGCCGAGACCACCGGACTGCCGCGCGGGAAAGTGGATGGAGCCATGGCGCGCGCCAGAAAAAACCACCCTGGGAAATTCTTCCGGATTAGCCGATGGCGGGATCAATCAGGGCGGCAGGGTCGTGAAATACCGATCTATGCCGCCGCCCCCGGGAAAGATGCAGATCGGCCTGTATTTGACGACGACCGCAGGAAGGCGCTGAACCGAAGGAACTACCGCGAGAACCGAGCCATCAGGGCTGCTCAGCGAAGACGGCGCATTGGCTCGTCCGCATCGCCGTGGGCCGGGCTTGTCACCATGGAGACCAGAGCATGACGCAGCAACTCAACAGAGCCCAGCGCCGCGCGGCAAAGAAACAGCGGCGCCCTGTACTGGGTGCTGGGCACATCCAGTTGCCCATCAACATCAGGTTCAACGCGGCAGACGAGACACAGCTGCAGCTTGTCCCGCTCGGCCTTGCCACCACACTGATCGAAGGCACGGCAGACGAATCGACATGGCACACGCTGACGCTGCGGATCAATTGGGGGAGGTTCCTCGCGAGCGACCACTTCCCCGACGCAGAAGCTGCGATGGTGGCTGCACAGGACGCCATGCGCTCCATCAGCGCTCGCCACGAGCGTGCACAGACCTGGGGAGCCTCAAAGCCAGAGTACGACGCAATCTACGAGGCCCTGCGCATCTGCAATGAGATGCAGCAGCAGTGCACGCGGCGAGAGCTTCGTGATGCCCTGGAGCGCGTGTATGCGGCCAACCAGTACCACCGCAAGGTGACAGCAATCAAGAATCGGCTCGACGCCAGAGCCTGACATCACCCTTCCCCAAAGCCCTCCCGGTGCATGCCGCGAGGGCTTTCCTGTTTCTGCCCCATGACCCCGACCCCATCCCAGTGCCCGCTGCTGCAGCGCGCAGGCCACGTCATCAACACCACCAAAGCGCTCTGGCGCATCGAATCCTGACAGGAGAAACCATGGCAATCACCCTTGAAGCCATCCGCGCCGCCGGCGGAATCGTGCACAGCGACGGCAACATCTTCTTCCGAGACATCAGCATGCTGCAGGGCCTCGCCGGGGCAGCTCCTGTCGCTGTGGCTGGGCCGGCCTGGGACAAGACGCGCGACTCCCTAGCAACGCTGCTGTTGGGGCTGGCGCGCCGCCCCTTTCTGGACTTCGATGTGGCATGCATCGCACTGGACGCTGCGACGGAGCCCGGCATGCCGCTGGCCTACATGCGCGGCACCACTGCAGCGCCCGCCCTGGATGCGCCAGCAGCCAAGGCCATGGTCGGAGATGAGCAAGCGGACGCATACCTGACCGATCCCGGCCGTCTCGAAGCCCTGGCACGCAGCCACCCTGCAGGACTTGTCCGCGCCCTGGCTCGCGCCGCGCTGGCAGCAGCGCCCCAGGCACCAGCGGAAGCGCAGGAGCCAGCAGCAAACCTGCACGACGACGGCTACTGGACGCCAACAAAGACGGAAGCTGGACGAGCCCTGAACGAGCGGCTGATGCGGGCAGGCTCTCCGCGCATTCCGGTCTACACCCACCCAGCCCCACAGCAGGCAGCGCCCCAGGCACCTGCTGCGCCCTCGGAGATCGATGCGCGCGAACAGGTCACACGCGCTCTTGGCCTCGGAGCAGACGGCCTGATCCCATTTGCGTGGTCCTACCTCGTCGGGCGGATCGAGCAACTGGTGGAATGCGAGGCTGAGCTTTGCGCGCTCAAGGCAGCACCTGCTGCGCCCTCGATCCCGCAGTGGATCGATGACCCTCACGACATCGAGCAGGGCCAGATGCTCAATCCTGCATGGGCGCAGGCCCAGGCAGCACCTGCCGCACCTGCAGTGGATGCGCTCGATGCCGACCGTTGGCGCGCACTCGAAGGCCAGATGGACGCCGGCCGCGTATCGCTCACCGTGCATCACACCGAGGCCGAGCAGCGGGACGGTCGAACCATCAGCGATGCCGGCGAACTGCAGGACTACGCGGACAGCCTCGCAGCCCAGGCAGCAGCCAAGGGGGCGTGAGCATGGGATACACCCTGAACCCGCGAAACAAGGCGGCAGGCGACTTCGACGCCGGCGGATTCTCGTGGCCGTGGATGTTGGATGCCGGCGTTGGCCTGCCCCTGGGCTATGGCAAGGCCTTCGTGCCTGGACAGTACGTCGCGCGGAATCGCAAGGATGGACTGTGCGTTTCCACAAACGATGGCGCCCGGGTCTCGGCCTCCGAAGCGAAGCAGATGGCGCAGATCGCTCGCTGGGTGGCCGACCTGCAGGACAGCCTGTATGCCGAGTGGGAAAAGATGCCGGCGAGCGAACAGCAGCGCATGCGTGACGACCGCACCCGCCTTTACACCCTGCCCGTGCGCCGCGACTTCGTTGAGGAAACGCGCGCATTTGCTGACTGGGCCGAGAAGTCTGGAGGCTTCCGTGTCTGGTAACGAACCATCGCGCCCCACTGGGCACAAGGAGAGCTGACACATGACCAATGCATTGAACGGCGCGGGCACATCCTTGCGCGACACGAAGATCCTGATACCTGAGATCCCCGGCGAGTGGAAGCAGCGCACGCGCAGCGGCAGCACTCAGGTCTGGAACGATCCATGGCACAAGACTGGCTTGCCGGAAGTGCGAATGGAGCCGCCTACCAAGGGACTGTTCGCAGACCGCATCGATGGCGCCTGGTACTGGGTGTGCGCCTGCGAAAAATGCCTGGGAACCGGTAAGGCCTACAACTACTCCCCGTGCGAGGCGCATGACCGCTGCGTGACCTGCAACTGCACCCGCGCCGAGCTGACTGAAGCACCGTGGGGCGCACGCGATGGCGGCTGGCGGTGCAAGCCGTGCCAGGAAAAGCTGGACGCCGCGCGGAAAGCGGAGGCGCTGGCCGCCGCCGAAGCGAACGGGCACAGCGAGGACGACTGCGCCTACATGAGCGAAATCATCTGCCCGTACTGCGCCACCAAGCAAAGCAGCGATGACCGCCACGAATCGGCTCAGGGCCTGGAATGCGACACCTGCGGCGGCAAATTCGACCTGGAGGTGGAGTGGTCGCCGAGCTACACGACGACCAAGTCGCGCGCCCAGGCGCAGCAGAAAGGACCTGCGTCGTGAAACAGCACTCCCGCACCCTGGTCTTGCCG